TACTACCCTAAATTTTAGCCTGTTCTGTTTGGCATAGGCATTCGCGGCCTCCCACTTGGCATGATTTATTAAGACCTGTTTCCTCTTTGCCATGCTCTTACCAGCGGCCTCCATTGTTGTCTGTGATGCTGGTTTCACTTCCACCATCTCGGCATGTTTCTTGCTGTTCTTATCATTGTACACTATGAAAAAATCTGGAACATATATTGTGTACTTGCCTGTGAACGGATGTCTGTAAGGAATCTTGATGCTCTCACTGGCCCACTTGTACACGTTAGGATGTTCATCACACAATCTCATGAAAGCGTGTTCCCAACTTGATCTGTAGGTAGGGGTAGACAGTCCAACATACTTTTCAGCATTCTTGGGATAGAATTTCCCTCTGGCGAATCTTGGTAGCATTAGTCTAGTATATTTCTAGACACAGTTTCTTTTGTAGTTAAAGTCTGTCTAACACCTAATCTACTTGACTTGTATCTGTTAGCATTGAGGATTATTGTTATCAATTCGGACAACTGTATTTCCGAGGCATGGCCTAACTTGTCCAGTAGTTCCTGTGGGTTGACGTTGTCTATTTTTGCCTGTGACAGTATCACATATGCAGTTGACTCTGCCGAGGTTCTCTTGAATCCACGTCTGACAAAGAATCCCACAGCGGCATCGTACTCGCCTACATTGAATTCGTACTCTGTCTGGTACTGTGTAGTGGTTAACTTTTCGATAGTGTTGTCCAGTGTGTTCTTGTCTTTAGGTGGTAAGTTGGTGTAAAATTCTGCCATTATAATCCTGCCTTCTCTGATGCTATTGAAACGTCCTGTGTTTCTCTGCTAATTTGTATGTATCCTTCTGTGACCAGTTTCCTGATGTCTGTGGATACTTTACCGGTGTAAACTGTTTTGATGTTATCACTACTGGCCTCATACTCAACATCGGATTCCGCAACTGTCAGCCCTTTTCTACTGCCGATGTCCTTGTAGTATAACCCGGCGGCTATCTCATCACGAACATTGGTGTCAGTTGTCACTAGATTAAATGCCTCGTTGGCACCTAGGAAATTAACTGTGTCTTGTGTGGGATTGGTGATCACTGTGTTATTTTGTTTCGTGTTGTTATCCACTGTTCCCTTGGCAGATGCTATTGTTCCAGCGGCAAGTATCGCTCCAACGGTGAACGCCGCCACCGGATTTGTGATTGAGCCGGCCTGTTTGCCAACTTCTAATATGCCGTCCTTGGCTATGCCTTTCAGTTCTTCCTTGACTCCGGACTTCTTAATTTTTTTAGCATTGTTGTATGTGTTTGAAGCACCCAGTATCGCACCTAGAATATTTCCTGATTGTACATTCCTTATCACTGATCCTATTCCATCTACTACACCACCTGGTCCAAATATACTATTAGTGCCGCCTCCTAACACAGTCAATGGTGAAGGCTCGTTGTCGTAGTGTATGGTCGCGAATCCCGGAATACCCTCTCCTCTGTTGAATCCTTGTGGTCTGATCACTCCTGAATTGTAACGCACGGTTTCGTAAAGTATCTGCATTTGGTTCTGAAGTACACCCGCACCTTCTGCCTGGTCCATGTTGTCATGGCTGAAAGAACCTATCACAGGATTAACCAAACTGAATGACGTGAACCTCTGATTGTGGAGAACAAAGATTGTTATGTTCCTCAGGTAAGGTTTCTTACGTTGCTTGGGAGTGTCTAGACCCCATTTGGTGTATGTCCTGTCGGCATCGTAGTAATCGTCCTTGGTGAGTTCTTGTACTGTCTCTGTCAGTTGTACAGGATCAGCAACTTGATACTCGTAATATTTCTTCCAGAATGCATTGACAGTGTCAGCATGGTCATCGTGGAATGTTATGTTAATTGGCTCGTAAACTATTCTTGTGTTGGTGTACATCTTCTTGTTGTACTGTACTTTCTCTTCGTAGTTCATGTTGTACTTTGGGAGGTCAACAGCTCTGACCAACATGTTCAGTTCTCGTCTTTCGGCTTCTGTGAACTTGTTCTGACTGATGGTATCGTCCAGGTCAAAAACAACATGGTAGAGGAATTTGTGTTTTGGTGCCAGCTTGTGATGATCATCAATGTACAGTCTAGAGGCATGTCGGAAGTCCTTCATTCCCGGCAGTCCGTCCTGTAAACCTTTTAAGAAGTTGTTTATGCTTGGCATACTGTTATTTATAGTCACAAAAAAAGCGTCTATAAAGACGCTTCCAATGTATTAAATGCTAAGTCTAATTTTGTTTATTACTGTCCACCACCTGTTGAAAGTGTACCGATCGTTCTAGCTACTGCTGTTCCAATTCCTGTACCCTGTGGTGTTTGTATCGCATTGTCATATCTCAATGACAGTGTGATTGTTACTGGATCTGATGTTGAGTATGCCAGTGTGTTGTAGTTAACGTTCTCAACATAAGCACCGTAAAGTTCCCATGTCTCTAGAACGTTTGGAGTACTTGCTCCATTACCACCGTCTAGCATTTCAATTCTACCTGTGAATTTGTAATCAATACCTGATGCCGCACTTGACTGTTCGAAGAAATCAAACTGTTTCTGTATCTGTTCACCAACCAGTTTGCTTACTGAGTTGTTGACATCATCTCTTAGATTGATTGTGATAGGTTCCCAAGTGTGTTTACCTGCAACATAAACTTTTGAGTTGTACACATCTAGTGTTACTGTGTCAAAAGTCAAGCTGGGTCTTGTCACGTCTATTACTTGTTTCGTTAGTTCTGATCTTGGTGTTGATACTCCAAAATTTTCCAGGATCAGTCTGAAACGATACTGAAGTTTTGGCATCAACAAGCCTTGTGATGCACTACTCTGGTCGTTGCTTAAAGGTACTGTAAATTTTGATAATGTTGATATTGCCATCTGTTTCTCCTATTTATCGAAAATTAGTTCCCTAATTTTGCAATTTCTCCTGTGTTTTTGATTCTTAACGGTATGTAAATAAATTCAACTGATTTAACTGGCTCAATTGCTATGTCCACATATAGTTCATTTCTGTCTATTCTAGTTGGTGTGTTGTTTGTGTCATCACAAACTACCAAGAAGTCAAACAATGCTCTCTGACCAACCAGTTCCAACATGAACGATTCGATCGCACCTTTGATTTCGTTTCTCGTTAACTCATCATTTGGTTCAAAGATAAATGGTTTAGCAACTGCATCTAGCTGTGTTCTCAGGTAGACTGCTAATCTAGAAACGTTAATTCTATCTAGTGCTGAACTTGCCGATGTTTTCGTTAAGTTACCAAAGTTAACAATCCCTGCTCCTGCAAAGAAAGTGATAGGGTTAATTTTAACTTCATGCATTGAATCTCTCACTGACTCCGTTACAGATATTGCTTCAAACTCTCCAGACGCTACGTCAATGTAACCAACTGCTGTGGCATTGTCAACGACACCTCTTCTCGTTCCTGATGGAGCAAACCATGGGAAAGCAACACTATCGTTGTTTGCCAGTGTTCTCAACATCATGTGTGATGGTGGAACAACAATTGATTTACCTGTGTTGTCTGTTGTTAGTCCAGATGGATAAAACACACCCAAGTAATCACTTGCACTCACTAATCCGTCTTCACCGTTGTCCAGTGCCGCCGCTGTGTTGTTGGCGTAATCCTGGATTGCTGTTGATGTACCCTCTAATCTTAGTGGAGTATCTCCAACTACAAACGCTGTTTCGTTTCTGTCTGTGTTCAAGTTAATCATGTTTGCGATCAACTCAGGGTAACCAGGTGTAGCAATAACATTGAAGCCTCTTTGGTCTTCTCTGATTGCTTGGTTAGTGTCGATCTCTGCTTTCAGTTGTTCAACAACAACTTTTCTCTGAGATTTTCTTCCGAAAGATCCAGAACCGTCTGCGTTGTTGCTTGATTTAGTAACCCATCTGTCTGGGTAGTAAGTTGAAACAGATTCGTTGTTGAATCTGATGTTACCCAAACCACTTGATCCAGAACCTGGATACGCCGCAGTTGTAATGTAACTGTTTTTGTATTCTTTAACATTGTAACCAGAACGTCTTGTGTTGTAAAGCAGTATACCCTGTGGGAATAAAGCCGGATCTGGAGCATCCGGGTCTAGGAAACCATCTGTCAACAATGATTTGATTGTTGAAGGAGTTCCTGCCGCTGTGCTAGTTCCTGCCGCTTTGTCAGTAGAGTTGTGCCATCTTGCATCTGCAAAAAGTACACCGTCTTCTGTTGTCTGGTCAGCTTTGTCAACTAGCACCCATGCCGCACCAGTTGTAGTAACTGCTACTTGGTTGGCTGTGTTAGTTGAACTCAACGTTGCCGCTGTGTTGTATTTGTAAAGTTTTGGATAGTTTTCTAAGTCACTTGTGTCAATCCATAAGTCATTGCTTACAAGTGCAGTACCATCTGATTGTAAAGTTGGTGCTGTTGCTGAAAACTGTGGACCATTTGGATCAGTAGTTGTGTATGCTGTTGCATAACCAACAAAAGTTGTTCCATTGTGCGCCATGATGTCTGCATCTAAAGTAGTGCTGTACCATAGTGTACCGTCTGCTGGTTCGTTGCTTGGAGCAGAAAGTGAAGCTGTGTAGCTTAATCTTTTCCAGTTTGAAATTAACAGTCCATTGTTGGCTGTTGAGTCAAGAGACTCCCCAGTTGGAACTTTGTACAAGTTGTCAATCAGTGTTGAACTGTTTGCTGTGTATGTTCCGTATTCGTGTGCAGTTGAGGCATGATCAAAACCAGCATCTGCTAATGGTGTACCAAGCTCTCCGTCTGACAATCTGATGTCACCGCCCAGTACGTGTGTAAGCACGATCTCACCAGTTGTTAATTTACTAGCTCTAACATTTATTAGTTCAGTAGTTGATGTAGATAATGCAGAAGCGTTAACTTTAGCGTTAACTGCCGCAACAAAATCGTCAGCACCTGTTCCACCTAGTGTAACTGTTACTGCTGTGCTGAAACCATCTTGATTTTTTCTTGTCTCTTTGATTGTGAAAGTTTCTGAACTTGTGAAACTTGGACTAGTCAATAAACTTGTCACTGTCGTTGCACCGCCTTCGTATCTGAATAGTTGGAAGTCACCAACGTTAGGTGTTGTGTCAAGGGCGTCTGCCGCCGTCATGCTCTGCTCAGTGATGTTGAATTGTGTGTACAAAGTACCAACTGTTAATGCTGTTCCACCGTTTGTAGGATCTATTTTGAAAATCGCTGTGCTGTGATCATCATGCAATGGAGCCGCTACTGCTGAGAAACTAGCACTTGCTGAACTGTAAAGTTTAGCAACAATGTTAGCACCTGAGTTTGCTGATGTTGTTTTGAACCAAACTGAACCGTTAGGTCTGTCCTCATCTGCAGTTTTCCAAGTGGGTCTTGAAGTGTGTGCCGCTTGTAAGAATTCAACACCTTTAAAAACACCCGATGTGATGCCCAATGAAGCTCTTAATCCTGTACCCGAATCAAATCTAATTGTGTTAGTACCTTCTGTTGAGTCACCTAGTGCGCCACCGTTGTGGAATATTTCTAGATCACCTGTTACACTGTTTACTGAAGCTGTAACGTTAGTCACGCTAGAACCGATTGCTGATGCAACATTGGCTAATGAAGTTCCTGATACTGTTACAGTAATACCGTTCATGATCATGTTATGACCACTAGTAACTGTTGTTCCTGATGCAACTGTCACTACAGGTAGTGATGAATGCCATGCCTGTGATCCAATCTGTACCCAAGTGTTACTTGCTGTTTTTTTGAAGATCTTGTTAGTAACGTGTGTTGTGTTAATTGCGTATGAACCAACTTGTCCAATTGAAGTAAGTGGTGCACCAGTAGAAACACCGCCAACTAGATCAGCTACTAGAGTGATCAAGATTGGAGTAATTGCTGTAAATGTTTGATTAGTTTGTGACCACTCAAATAAACCATAGCTAGTTGATGCAAGGTCAAACCAGTATGATAAGTCTGTTGGGTCAGCTGTAGGAGCCGATGCACTACCGATCAAATCGTTAGTGTCAATGTTTGCTCTTAGAACGAAAGCTCTGTTGGCCACACCCAAGAATGAGTA